ATACTAAATCAACCTTTTCAAGCCACTACTGTTAGCGTATTTGAAAACGCACCTAGTAAGCCCGTAATTCTAGATCTAACTTTAGATATTATAGATAATATGCTTATTGTCAGCCCGCCTGATCCAGTAGAAGTGCAAACCGAAGAAGTTATTACAAATGCAAATAATTTTTTAGATTTTAACGATTTAGATATAGATTATTTAGAAGAGGATTTTTTAGATAATGAAGCAGATCTGGAGTTTACAGAATTAGATATAAATTACCTTGATGTAAATTTTCTTGAAGATTTACTAGATGTTTTAGATGCCTTGGAAGTTGTTGAAGAAGAGGATCAACTACAACAAGACAAAACTACGGTATCAATAACTGGTACTAAATTTGGTCAAGATACAGAGACTCAAATAATATCTTTTATAGACGGCGACAGATTAACTTTAATAAGAAGCGTAAACAATACTGCAAGATTAGATCTTGATGTTTCTGCCAGTTACACAGTAATATTAATACAAGATGGCGTTTCAAAGACTATCAAGATAAACGGCGGTAGCAGTAGCGTTATTACCATAAAACAAAGTGGCTAATGAAATATAAAATATTTGTATCTTTATTATTTTTACTATCACTACCACTTATATTTCAGAGTACTCCTACAGAAATATTAAAACTTAAATTTTTTGATGCTTTTGTTGAACAAAAAGAGCCGTCTAACTTTTTTACTATTCTTAATTTAGATGAACAATTTATTGCAGATGAGGGTGGCTGGCCGCTCCCTAGACAAAGATTAGCTGAGATACATTTAGATATTCTGAATGCTGGGGCATTAGGAGTTGGGTGGGTTATATCATTTCCGCAACCAGACCGTATGGGTGGAGACAACGTGTTTGCTGAGGTTTTAGGCTATGGTGGGTCTGTTCTAGCTATGTTTGAAAATCCAAACGGAGCATACCCTCAAACTTCTGGTACAGTTTTACTGGGCCCAGATGTAGGTGGTATGATGAGTCAGGGAGTAGTGCAGAATATTGATGTACTTAAACTGTCTGCGGATCAAGGTATTGCTACTGCTCCCATAGATGTTGATCAATTAGTCCGTAGAATACCACTTTTACTTAGAACTCCAGATGGCTTTGTTTCCGCCTTTGGTACCGAAGTAATGAAAATGCTTGCTGGTAATAATACTTATATTATAAAAACTAATGATAATGGTATAGAAGAAATAACTGTACAAGGTTTAGCTCCTGTTAAAACAGACAGTCTTGGTCGTAAGTGGATTAGCTGGGTCGACACACCACAAACAACTCTAGAAGAACTTGATGTGGTTAATAAGTTTGTTTTTATTGGTGTGACAGCTAACGGTATCATGCCGCAAATTGCAACTCCGGTTGGATTATTAGAACCACATAAGATTCAAGCGGCATTATCTGAGTCAATTTTGATTCCTGATAGTCCATACATACCAGATTTTGCTTTTGCGTTGGAAATTTTAATTTTTACAATTTTTGTCACTCTGACGTGGCTCTCAATCAATTATCTTGGTGTTATTAAGGGCATAAGTCTCGCTGGTGTTTTACTGCTCACCAATGGCTTCTCAAGCGTTTTTTTAATCAAAAAGGGCATTTTAATAGATTTTACCTGGACTTTTGTATCGCAAGTGCTCACAAGCGCAACAGCTTTCTATATAAACTATCGTAAGCAGTACAAATTACGTCAACAAATCAAGAAACAATTTGAACATTATTTGGATCCTAGACAAATTGCAATTCTGCAAAAAACCCCCGAAGCACTCAAACTTGGTGGTGAAAAAAGATACTGCACTTTTTTATTTACTGATGTGCGTGGATTTACCGCTTTATCTGAAACTTTAGAGCCAGAAGAGGTTACACACATTATGAACAGAGCCTTAACAATACAATCTAATGCCGTAAAGAAATATGGTGGTATGGTGGACAAGTATATTGGTGACGCTATGATGGCCATATTTAATGCACCAATAGATTTGGATCATCATGAAGATATGGCTATAGAAGCAGCACTTGAAATAATGCAGGATATGAAAGAAGCAAATATAGGTATAGATATTGGTATAGGTATTAACAGTGGCGAAGCCTGTGTCGGCAATATGGGTAGCGACACTAGGTTTGATTATAGTGCTATTGGGGATGCGGTTAATACTGCTGCTAGGCTTGAAAGCGCAACTAAAGATGTTGGAGTTGATTTAATAATAGGCCATAACACTAAAAAATATTGCAGTTTTGAGTTAGAATTACTAAAACCAATTAAAGTTAAAGGTAAAAAAGAATCTTTAGCAATATATACTATTAAATAATATGGTTAATAAAAGACTTACAGTTCAAGACGTAGCTAAAGATTTAGCTGTATCAAAAAAAGAAAATGCAGAGCGTTGGAAAACTGCTTTCAACGAGTTTGCAGATATTAAACAAGAAATAGCATCTATTAATACAACTATAAGAATGGCAACATTTGGTGTTTTTAGTTTTGTTGGTGCTTTAGCTATAGCAGTATTTACTACGGTGATATTATGAAAAAATTAATCAAAGGTATTCTAGGTCAAGTAGCACCTACTATTGGAACTGCATTAGGTGGTCCGATGGGCGGTATGGCGGGTAATATGATTGCAGATGTGCTTGGTTGTGCAAACAATCCAAAAGATATACAAACAGCAATACAAAACGCTACACCTGAACAAATGATGCAAATAAAACAAGCCGAGCAAGATTTTAAAGTGAAAATGAAAGAGCTTGAAGTTGATGTATTTAAACTAGAAACAGAAGATAAACAAAACGCAAGAGGCATGTTTAGTAAAGATTGGACAGCTAGAATTATAGGTATTGCTACTATTGGAGGTTTTTTAGGATACATATTCTTGGTAACGTTACAACCACCAGAGCAAAACTCTGAGGCTTTGATAAATCTTGTGTTGGGATATTTAGGAGGACTAGCAAGTGCTATTATTTCGTTCTATTTTGGAGCGTCTCACTCAAGCGACAAAGGAGAGTAACATGCAAATTTCAGAGGAAGGAAAGTCACTTATCAAAAAGTTTGAAGGTTGTGAATTAGAAGCTTACAAATGTGCCGCAGGAAAATGGACAATAGGTTTTGGCAGAATAAAAAATGTAAAAGAAGGTGATACTTGTTCACAAGAACAAGCAGACAAGTGGCTGGAGGAAGAGCTACCTGTATATGGAGCATACGTAAGTAACGCAGTATTAGTGCCACTAAAGCAAAATGAATTTGATGCTTTAGTTGCATGGACTTATAACTTAGGTCCATCAAATCTAAATAACTCCACTATGTTAAAAGTTCTCAATAACAATAAAAAAGGTGAAGTACCACATCAAATGCGTAAATGGAATAAAGCAAGAGTTAATGGAGAAAAAGTTGTCTTACCAGGACTAGAGCGCAGAAGATTAGCAGAATCTTTACTGTTTGAAGGTAAAGAATGGCATGAGGTTTAGCGCATGCCCTTGCAAAAAGCAGTTTTCAGACCAGGCATAAATAGAGAAGGAACCGCATACGATAACGAAGGCGGGTGGTTTGATTGTAATCTTGTAAGGTTTAGAAAGGGCAGGCCAGAAAAGTTTGGTGGTTGGGAAAAAGTTACAGATAATACTTATCAAGGAACTGCAAGAGCCTTACACGCTTGGATTGCATTGGAGGGTACAAAGTATTTAGGGGTTGGTACACATCTAAAGTATTATGTGCAAGACGGAAGTGCATTTAATGATATTACTCCTATCAGATCAACAACGTCAGCAGGTGATGTTACATTTTCTGCAACAAATGGCAGTTCGGAAATAACTGTAGCCGATACAGCACACGGGGCAGTAAAAAATGATTTTGTAACTTTTAGTGGCGCAGCTTCACTTGGCGGTAATATTACAGCTGCTATTCTGAATCAAGAATATCAAATAGATTCTATTGTGGATGCTAATAGCTATAAAATAACTGCAAAAGATAGCTCTGGTACAACAATAACAGCAAATGCTTCTGATAGTGGAAATGGTGGCTCCTCAGTTGTTGGTGCGTATCAAGTAAATGTAGGTCTAGATGTTTACGTTCCTGGTACTGGTTGGGGCTTAAACGGTTGGGGTGAAGGTGCATTCGGACAAGCAGCAGCTCTATCCAGCACAAACCAACTAAGACTTTGGACGCATGATAATTTTGGTGAAGATTTAATAATTAATCAACGTAATGACCGTATTTTTAGATGGTTAGAGTCAGGCGGTACATCAACTAGAGCTGTAGAACTATCGCAAGTGTCGGGAGCTAATCTTGTGCCAACTAAAGCGCTACAAGTAATAACATCAGAGGTTGACAGACATTTAATAGTTTTAGGTGCAGATCCTATAAGTGGCACATCTAGAACAGGAACTATAGACCCTATGTTAATAGCATTTAGTGATCAAGAAAACGCATTAGAGTTTGAGCCTAAATCTACTAATACAGCAGGTTCTCTAAGACTATCATCCGGATCATCAATTATCGGTGCGGTAAAAGCTCGACAAGAGGTGCTTGTTTGGACTGATACCGCTATGTACAGTATGCAGTTTGTTGGGCCACCTTTCACATTTGCTGTTAACTTAATTAACGAAGGAACTGGATTGGTAGCGCCAAAAGCAGCTGTAACTGCTCCATCAGCAGTATTTTTTATGAGTTACAATAATTTTTACTTCTATAACGGTTCTGTTAATACCTTACCTTGCTCAGTACATAATTATGTATTTAACGACATAAATCTCTCACAATCATTTAAAATACATGCTTTTACGATAAAAGATAAAAATGAAGTCGGATGGTTTTATTGTTCTGCTAATAGTGAAACTATAGATAGGTATGTAATATATAATTATTCTGAACAATTATGGTTTTATGGGCAACTTACTAGAACTGCTTGGTTAGATTCAGGTATTGAGAATTTTCCTAGAGCAGCTGCAAATAGCTATCTTTATCAACAAGAGCTAGGTTTTGATAATGATGGATCGCCTATGACTGGTGTATTTATAGAAAGTTCGGACTTTGATTTAGGTGATGGTGAACAGTTTGCTTTTGCCCGCAGAATAATACCGGATTTTAAATTTATAGAAAACCAAAACAATTGTTCTGTAAACGTAGTTGTGAAAACAAGAAATTTTCCAGGCGATAGTCTATCAACTAACTCTACAAGTGAGATTACAAGCAGCACACAACAATCTTTTATAAGAGCTAGAGCAAGACAAATGGCTTTACGAGTAGAATCAAATGATGATGCTACCGATAATGGTAACTTAGGAGTAGGTTGGCGTTTAGGCGCTACTAGAATAGACATAAAAGCAGACGGTAAAAGATGAGCAAACTGCTTCCAACGCAGTTACCGTTAGCACAATCAGAGGTAACTCCTGAAGTTTTTAACCGCTTAATAAGATTATTGGAGATAAATTTAGGTGCAGTAAACCTTGATAATACTCGTCAAGTAAGCGAAAATGAGTTAGAAACCTTAAATTTCAATCCAGGTAGTATAATCTGGAATACAACACTTGAGGTGTTGCAGGTCTATACCGGCTCAGAATGGGTTAATATAGGCGAACCTTTAGTCAACGAGGGACTAGAGGCAACAAGCGCACTAGGTAAGGTGACTGTTACGAATAACGGCTCTGTATCTATCAAACTTGCTAATTTTGGAAAATAAACATACTTTTTAAGTATTTACGCTAAAATAACAAATACTATGGAAGGAGATATGCAGGATAAATTAGCACAACCACAACTAGAGGACACACAAATAATTCACGCCGCACCAGGCGAGATGGTAGTTCCGCCAGTTATTAGCAATACTACACAACAATTAATTAACAGAGATATGCAAGCTGTTGGGTTGAATCCACAAGAGTATGTTGTAGGCAACGGTCAAATTAATCAATTAACTGGATTACAACAGTTTGGCTTTTTATCAAATGTATTTAAAAAAATTAAAAATGTAGTAAAAAAAGTAGCTCCTGTAGCTGTAAGTTTTATTCCAGGCTTAGGTGCCGTTGCTAAAGGTGCTTTAACAGCAGTTGCAGGAAAGGCATCAGGTATGGATACCAAAGATGCGCTATTAGGTGGTTTAACAGCTGGCTTAGGGGCTAAGTTTGCAGGTTCTGGTTCTGGAAGTGCATTAAAAGGTTTAAAAGGCTTAAAAGGCAGTTCAGGTAAATTTTTTGGTGCAGATGGAACTTTTAGAAATATTTTAGGCGCAGGTAAAGAATTTATTTTGCCAGGTGAGGATAATAAAGGTTTATTTAAAAACATTTTTGGCGATCGATTAGGATCTGGTCAAATGACAGGCGGGGTGACTACGACTACTGACGATTTTGGTGCACCACAATACGAACTTAATGGCCGTATAGTTACAAGGTCAGAACTACAACAGATGGGATACTCATTTGATGAAAACAATAATCCTATCGCACCACAAAGAGAAGGTTTATTTGGTTTAGGAATAGGCCCAAAATTAAGAGATACATTTTTAGGAACAGGAGAACAAGGAGGATTATTAAGTGGCCTAGGACAAATAGGACAAGGCCAAGGTGGTATGCTTGGTGGAAATGCAGGATTAGCTGCGTTAGCTGCTCTGTACGGCGCAGCAGTTAAAAAACAAGCAGAAAAACGAGAAGGTGGCTTACGTGACATAAGAGCTTCAAGACGACCAGATCTAGCTGCTCAGCCCGTATTCCAAGGGTTTGATCTAGGAGTAAGACCAGGAATGGCATACGGCGGTACATCAGAGGGCAGACCAGGATTCGCAAATGGAGGACCACTCAACCCAGAGGCATTTGAATTAGATTACCGTCAAGTAGGTGGGCCAACAATAGGTATTGGTACAGGCACATCTGATGATATACCGGCTATGTTGAGTGATGGTGAGTATGTTTTTACCGCATCAGCTAATAATGGCGCTGGTGCCTTTGACATATCTAAATCAAAAGATTCAATCATGCTAACACCAGATGGTAAACCAAACAGAGAAAAAGGTGCTAAAAACTTAGGCACGCTTATGGATATGTTTGAAGATACTGATAAGAGGCTTTCTTAATGGCAATTATTGGAAAATTAATGAGTGTTGCAAGACCTAGAATGGGTATAAACCCAATAGTAAGACCTGCCATACCAAGACCAAGGCCGGGCCCAGCAAGAATACCAGGTCCCCTACCTAGACAAGTGCCAGAGATAGTTGTTCAAGATCCTATATTTAGAAGTATGCCTATGGGTCCTGGAATACCTTTTATACCTCCACCAGCGTCACCAAGAGAAACTGTAATCGATACACCAGTACAGCCAGTCCCAGTTATGCCACCAGCACAAACATTACCTGTTTTTGGTCCGGGCGATCTTGATTTATCTGTTAAACAAAACAGACCAGACCCTCGTGATTTTGCAAAACAACTGCCAGGAGGAGGCACTATATATGATGATCCAACATTAAATATACCAGATGTTACTCCAGGCGTAGCACCTCCAAGCGTATTACCAAGAGTTCCCACTAGACCTGGCAGAGAAGATTTTATGTCAATAGAAAGACTTGGTGACGACAGATTAGTAGACGCACCAGTTGGAAATATGCAAATGGGAAAGGGTATTCGATTTACACCTCCACCCACTCCGGTTTCTGATGTTCGTCTGCCAGTATCAGGCAATCTGAAAATACCAGAACAAAGACCAGTCCCAACAATATCTATAGGCGGCCCAGGTGGAGGTATAGACGATTTAGTATTTGCAGGCGGTTCGCCTTCATTTAATGAAAGAGGTGAGACACTAGTGCCTATTGCAGCCCCAAA